CGGTGTGACGACCTTACCCGTGACGGGCGGCCCAAAATGAAGCCGGGTCGCAAGCCTGGGATGAAAGCGGGCGATGGCGACGGCGCTTAGCCTTGTTACGCGATCCCTGCAAAGGGTCGGCGTGGTCACAAAGAACGAGGCTCCAAGCGCTGACGAGGCATCTGACGGCCATAAGAGCTTGAACGCGCTTCTGGGTTCCTGGTCTACTGAATCTTTGTGCATCTCTGCGCGCGTCACAGAAGCTTTCCCGTTATCCGGTGCGGCCACCTACACCATCGGTGACGGGGCTGATTTTGATACAATTCCCCCGGCAATTATCATATCCGCATATATTAGTAATGCAAACATTGATTATAGGCTAGAGCACCTGACAGATAAAGAGTATATGGAGGTGGCCTACAAAGGTCTCTCTGGTGTTCCGGATTATTATCATTATGACTACAATTATCCTATCGGAACGATTAAGTTCTGGCCAGTCCCGCAGCCAGCCCACACTTTCTCTTTCTTGACCGAAAAACCCATCTTGTCTTTCTCAAATCTATCCACAAATGTTAGCCTCCCGCCCGGTTGGGAAAAAGCCTTGGTGGACAATCTGGCCCTGGAAATAGCTCCAGAGTACGGGGTTCAGGCCGACGCTGCGCTTGTGACCTCGGCCCGCTTATCCAAGGGGGCCATAAAGCGCATGACAGCACGCCAGAGGCCAATCAGGGCCAACCTTGGTCGCAAGCCATCGTGGCACATAGATACGGGCTGGACGCGATGAAGATAGGACTTGTCGGCCCTTCTTACCAAATGCGCTCCCTTCCGTTTGATGCGCAGCGCACCATTAACCTGTTTCCAGTAGCCGACCGCATGGGCAAAGAGGCCGCCGCGCTGTATGGCACGCCGGGGCTTAAGTTGTTTGCGACTGTTGGAGGTGGCCCAGTCCGCGGGATTTTCTACGCGGGCAACGGGCGGTGTTTTGTGGTGTCAGGCTCTGAGGTCTATGAGGTCTATTCAGACGCAACCACGATCCTGCGCGGTACAGTAGCCCAAACCACTGGCAATGTGACAATGGACGAGAATCCGGCGCAAATGGGAATATGTGATGGTGGTGGGGTCTATATTCTTACATATGACACAAATGTTTACGCGCAAGCAGTAGACCCAGATCTTCCGGCCGTCGGCACGCTCACGGTCTTGGACAACACTTTTATCGTCAATGAAAATGATTCTGGTAGGTTCTTTATCTCCGCAGCGGGAGACGGCACATCCTGGGATGCCTTAGATTTTGCCACTGCGGAATCGTCGCCTGACAACCTTTTGCGTGTTCTCAGTGGTGTAGGACAGCTTTTCCTTTTTGGTGCGCGCACGACAGAAATTTGGACGAATACGGGGGCCTCTAGCTTCCCGTTCGGGCGCATTTCTGGCGGCAAGTTGGAGGCAGGAATACTTGCTCCGTACACCGCCGTACCAGTGGATAATGTCGTGTTCTGGCTTGGCAGAAACAATCACGGACAAGGCATTGTCTATCGGGCGCAAGGGTTTACCCCAGAGCGGGTGTCAACGGACGCAGTTGAGTATGCCATTCAACGCGTGGCCTCCCCAGAGGACATCATCGCGTGGTCGTATCAGCAAGAGGGACACACATTCTACATCCTGACGGGTGGCGGCTTGGAAACATCTCTAGCATACGACACCTCTACAGGGCTCTGGCATGAGAGGGCTTATTTGAACGCAGACGGGGAATACGAGGCGCATCGCGCGAACTGTTATGCGCTTGCGTTCGGCAAAAACCTTGTCGGGGACAAGGAAAACGGAAATATCTATGAGCTTGATCTGTACACCTACACAGACGCCGGGCAGGAGCTTGCCAGAGAGCGGGTGTATACGCACCTATCTAATGAAAACGCTCGTACGCGATACAGCACCCTAGAGATTGATTTTGAGTCCGGTGTTGGGCTTCAGTCCGGGCTAGGAAGTGACCCGCAAGCCATGCTCCAGATAAGCAAGGACGGCGCGCGTACATGGTCTGATACCTATAGGGCCTCCATAGGCGCGGCCGGGCAGTACAGGCGTCAAGTGCGATTTAGAAGGCTTGGTATGGCGGAGCAAATGACCTTCCGTGTGCGGGTCACTGATCCGGTAAAAGTCGTTATGATAGGGAGCTATCTATCATGACTGTTGCAGCGCCGCCCACCACGGAACAGGTCATAGACAAATATGGGCTTCCTACATTCGCGTGGGCGCTTTTCTTTGACCAAACATACAAGGGCGATGCTGGCGATACATGGACGCCGACTTTTGTGGACTTAACTACAGACGGAACCCCGACTTTTTCGGGGCGCTATTACCGAATATCGCGATATCTTGTTGCATTTTTTGTGACCGTGACGCCTGGAACTTCTACCACTTCAACGGCGGGCACGACCTATATTGACAACTTCCCGTTGGCCTTTGCGGGGGACAGCGTGTGCTGGGCCGCTTCCGGCGGACTCGGGGACGGGCCAGGGCATATCGTGGCCGGGTCTAACCGCATTTATGTGCCCGCGTGGGACGCGGTGACAGTACCGCTAACAGTAATCGGGATAGGGGAGGCAACTTAGATGGAGTGTGTTGTGTCAGAGTTTCATGAGGTCGGGCTAGAGCTTATTAAGCATCTCCCCACATTTGAGCGTGACGCAAATTTGGGCGAGCCCATCAATGTGGACTGGGAATCGCTCCAATTCTACAGCGCCCGAGGGCTGTGCCCGGTCGTAACGCTGCGAGACGGACAAGAGATAGCTGCTTGTGCTATGTTCTTGGTACATCGCCCGATCTTGCATAAGCACCTCCTATCAGCGCAGCAGGCGGCACTTTATGTCGCGCCGAAACATCGGGGGCGGGTTTTGGGTGCGCTGATAGAATGCTCGGAGGCTGCATTGAGAGAGCGCGGGGTTCAAGAGGTCACGCATACCCTGGAAAACGCCCGCGTAGGCCGCGCGCTAGAGCGGTATGGGTACAAGGAGACTGAAAGGAAGTGGGGGAAAAAATGGGCAGTTTAGCAACGGGCGCTATCCCAGAAGGCGCGTCCCCAAAAGGCTTGGCTATTGCTAAGCTAGATGAATTTGGGACATTACCAGATTATTTGAATGGCCCAAATACAGCAGGAGGATTCTTGAACATACAAGATCAAGATGGGTCTATAATACCTAAATATAATTATGGTGGAGAGACTTTCACCGGGCCAAAAATAAGTTCTCAAGCATATTTTTCTGGCGAAATGGACGCAATTGACCAATCTCTTTCCCCTTATGGCTTCACGACATCGCAAGGAGGCGCGCTTATGCCGATTCAACAAAATGCCGGAAGTGCGCCCATCACGCCGGGGCCCGCACCATTGCCGTTGTCTGGCAACATCAACCCCGCAAACGCAAGACCCCCTTCTCTAAAGGGCGGCGGGCGCGGACTAGCAGCAATTCTTAGCGGAAATAGATAGGAGGAAACTATGGGAGGATTAGCAGCACCAGTCGTATCTGGGTTAGGAAGCCTTGCAAGCGGCGTCGGCAACTTTGCTATGGCGCATCCGATGATTACCGGTAGCCTTGTCGGCGGCGGCCTGCAAGCAGCGCGCGGAGGCGATTTTGGCGACATAGCAAAAGGCGCGGCGATTGGCGCTGGCGCTGGGTCACTTGGGCACTTAACGGGCCTTTCTGGCAGTGGGAACAGCCTGTCAAGCATCCTGGGCGGTACCGGGAGCCTGACAAGCCCCGTTAGGGCCCTGGGCGGTCAAGCGATCGGCACATACCCGGCTCAGGCTGCGGGCGGCATATCCGGCGGCGGCTTAGGAAGCATTGGCAGCATGTTTACGCCTTCCACACTCGCGCGCGGAGGTGCGAGCCTGTATTCCGCGCTCCAGGGCAACCAAGACATGGACGAGCTGCAAAACATCCTGTTGCAGCAACAGCAAGCGTCTCAGGCCGCATTGAACCCGTATCTCCAGACGGGGGGCAACGCGAACACAATGCTGGATTCCGCCCTGACGAGTGGAGAGCTCGGCGGCGAGTTTACGCCAGGCGATCTCACGCAAGACCCGGGCTATCAGTTCAACCTTGACCAAGGCATGAACGCAATTAATCGGCAGAGCGCAGCCACGGGCGGCCTCTATTCGGGGAACGCGCTTAAGGCAGCGCAAGAATTCGGCCAGGGCCTCGCGGACAACACCTATAACGATGCCTATAACCGCTGGCTCCGTCAACAGGGCAGCACTTATGGCATGTTAGCTGGCACGGCTGGGCAGGGCCAAAATGCGGCTTATGGTATGGGCAATATAAACACGAATATGGGCAATATTCAGGCTGGCGCAACAACGGCCAATATAAACAACAGGAACAAAAGCTTGTCTTC